TTCTCAATACAACATTGACTACTTTGAAAACAAGGCCGTGCCTCGTTACATCGTAACAGTCAAGGGTGCTCAACTATCCCCTGAGAGTGAAGAGCGTTTGTTCCGTTTCCTACAAACAGGTTTAAAGGGACAGAATCATCGCACCCTCTATGTTCCTCTACCCGCTGATGCCGACGGCAACAAGGTTGAGTTCGACATGCATCCTGTAGAAAACACAGTCCAAGACGGATCATTCAAAGACTATCGTAAGCAAAACCGTGACGACATTTTAATGGCTCATCAGGTTCCTTTGTCTAAGTTGGGTGGTGTTGATGGTGGAGCAATCGCAGCATCTCTATCACAAGATCGCACATTCAAAGAGCAGGTAACCCGTCCAGTCCAACGGCATCTAAATAAAGTAATGAATAACATCGTTAAAGAAAAGACAGACCTAGTTGAGTTAGCATTTAAAGAAGCAACACTTACAGATGAGGTTGCTCTATCACAAATCAACGAGCGTTATCTTCGCAACCAGGCAGTTACACCAAATGAGGTGCGTGAAATGTTGGGCCTTCCACAGATTAAAGGCGGCGATAAAATGCTTGACCTTTCTCCCAAAACACAGGCAAACCAGCGTCAAAATGCCTCTGGTGATAGCGAACGGCAGCGTGAAAGAACTAATCAACAAAGCGATGGAGTAGCAACTGTTGATGGAAGAAATCCAAAAGGTGAGGGGCCAAAAACCTCCTAGTATTGAAAATTTCAACGGCATTGAAAAATAACAATATTGTAACAAAAGGATGGTATAATAAACCTACTATGAGTGAAATCAACAAGGCACATTTTTCTGTTAAAGATGGCGGCGTTAGGGTTTCCATGCCCATCGCAAAGATTGATGAAGAGAGGCGTATTGTTTCAGGTTTCGCAACCTTAGACAATCTAGATCGACAAGACGACATTGTTCCAGCCGAAGCAAGCGTAAAGGCGTTTAAGAATTTCAGCGGCAACATCCGTGAAATGCATGACGCTACAAAAGCGGTAGGCAAAATGGTGGAGTTCAAAGAAGACATGTACTTTGACAACGAAGCAGAAAAGATGTATAACGGCGTCTATGTTTCTGCTTATATTTCAAAGGGTGCGGAGGACACTTGGCAAAAGGTTCTTGATGGCACTCTCTCAGGTTTCTCTATTGCAGGAGACATTACAGAAGATGATACCGTTTATGATGCTGACCTTGAAAAGAATGTTCGCATCATTAAAGATTATTCATTGAGTGAACTATCCCTTGTGGATGTTCCAGCCAACCAGTACGCCAACGTCCTATCCATACAAAAGAACGGCGATGTAACGGGTATGCTTTCAAAGGCACTCATTGAAAATGTTTATTATTGTGGGCACGACGACGTTGTGCAACTATCTTCAACTCAAAAGTCTACCTGTCCCCGCTGTTCAAGCGGCATGGAGAATATTGGTTTTGTTGAGTCTAATGACCCAGACAAGGCCAAAATGGTGAAGGGCATTCTTACTCAAGTTAAGAAGTCTAAGGAGGTTGAGAATATGTCCGAAAAAACAACAGAAGCCCAGGTTGAAGAAACTGAGGCAGTTGAGGAAGTAGCGGAGGCAGTTGAAGAAACTGTTGAAGAGACCCCTGAGACTGTTGAGGAAACAGCCGTGGCAGAGACAGAGGAGACCGTAGAGGAAACGGTAGCCGAAGAAGTCAATGTCGTTGAGATGAAGATTGAAGAACTTAGCAATGCTGTCGCTAACATTAGCGAACAACTCAATCAGATTAGTGCCCTTGCAGATGCAGTCACAAAGATTCATCAGCAAGTAAGCGATGTCTCCAAGAACCTTACAGGTGTTACCCGTGAGGTCAATCAACTAAAGGCACAAGACAACGAACTTGGAAAGCGTTACGAAGCATTAGAAAAAGATACTGCTTTCCGCAAATCTGCTGACTTTGGAGAGGTCATGCAGTCTCAACCAGAAATGGTTGAAAAATCACTATGGGGTGGGCGTTTCCTCAAGAAGTCCGACCTATTCTAATATTATTGAAAACAGACGGAGGTGAAAAGAATTATGTCAGACGAAATTACTACAGAAGAAGTTACAGAGTCAAACGAAGAGTTTGCTAAGTCAACTAGTTGGGAGCAAGGTCCAGCAGGTGATGCACCCGCAACACCAGTTGGTATCGGATCTCGTGCAATCGACAGCGGTGGTCCACAGGAAAACCGCACCGTTTGGGAGGGTCACGCATCAGGCGTGCACGCTTCAGGCGGCGTCGGTGGCGTCAACTCAGGTGACGCTCAGAACTTTGGTAACCTAGGACAGGCTGACCTACTCTTCCAGGGTGTCAATGGCACTCCTGTTAGCGTTGATCCATCAGGACAGCGGGGTGGAGGAATCCTCAACCCAGATCAGGCACAGCAGTTCATTGATTACGTTTGGGACGCATCCGTGCTAGCACAGGACGGTCGTCGTATTACCATGCGTGCAAACACAATGGAACTGGAGAAGGTAAACGTTGGTGAGCGTGTTATCCGTGCAGCAGCACAGGCAGACGCTACCTACGAGAATGCTGGTGCAGTCTTCTCAAAGGTGGATCTATCCACCAAGAAGTTGCGCCTAGACTGGGAGGTTTCAACTGAGGCACTTGAAGATAACATCGAAGGTGCAGCACTTGAGGACCACCTAGTTCGCCTAATGACATCTGCATTTGCTAACGACATTGAGGATCTTGCTATCAATGGTGATCGTTCAGCAGCAGTTGGAGGCGACATCACAGCACAGGACGCTGCGTTCCTTCAGATCATGGACGGGTTCCTCGTTCAGGCTAAGAACAACGGTCACGCTGCTGTACCACCAGTATTCGGTGCAACCGCTGCTCCTGGTTTTGGTGAGCCAAACATGGCACAGCCAGGACCTTGGGACTCAGACGAGTCAGGTGCAGTAGCCGCATACAAGCGTTTCATCAACGAAGGTGGTGGAGCACATGAGGCCGACGGATCACCAGTTACCAAGTACGACTCTGCGGCACTACAGGAACTCGTTCTTGCAATGCCACGGAAGTACCGTGCACTTAAGAACGGTCTACGCATGTACGCTGGCACCGACACCTTTGCAGCAATCGTTGCAGAGTTTGGTGTTAACGACAACGTAGCATGGGATTGGCCCCATACCTCTGCATATCTAACTGCATCAGGTACAAAGCCACAGACCGTAGGCGGTCCTCGTCGTAGTCGTGTCCTCGGATTCGACCTACTTGAGGTTCCCTACTTCCCAAGTGACTATGTTGAGATGACCTTCCCTGCAAACCGCATTTGGGGTTTCCAGCGGGACATCACAGTAAACCGTGATTACATCGCCAAGAAGGATACCATCGAATACACCGTATTCGTTCGCTTTGGTATCGCTTGGGAGGAACTAGACGCTGTTGCCTACCTAGAGGGTGGAGCAACACCATAAAGGTTCCACACATAGCAGTATCGTAAGGGGAGGGCTACGGCCCTCCCCTTGCAACTTATTGTGGTATAATAGGGATAATAGTTTTAAGGAGAATACTATGAATTTTAACGATATGTCTATCAAGGCATTACGGGCTTACGCCAAGGAAAATGGTATCAAGTTGCAGTCTGCAACAAAGAAGTCCGAAATCGTTGCTATCCTAACAGAAGCAACAGAAGACACAGCAGTTGTCGAAAACAATGTAGTCGCTTCAAAGGCTGAACAAGCACGGGAGCGAGAAGATCTGCTAGAACGAGAAGTACCAGACAACACTCCAAAGAAGAATGACCAGGGAGTTATCATCTACTCTGAGCGTCGCTACTCATCTTCTAAGTTGGGGAAGTTGGATCTTGGATATAACATTGTAAAGGATCACCTTGCCCGTTATTGGGTGCGTCTTCCTGATGTTCGCATTGCAGATCCAGAGGAACTTAAGCGTGCAACAGATGCAGGTGTTAAGCCAGGAGAACTTATTGGTCCCAAGGGGCGGCGAATGTAATGGAGATTTTGCGACAGTCCCCTTACCCACTTGCCATTAAAATTTCAGACGCACACCCAGACACAATCTATGATGTGCTTCTTGTTAATGGTAATTATGAGTGGGGGACTGTCGTAGTTTCTTCTGCATCAGGAATTCTAACTATCGAACTTCCTAACGATCCTTTTGCTATGTATGATGAAACATACATTCTTACAGCAAGCATTGATTCAGGAACATCAACTCCACAGGCATGGTTCGATGCACACACAGAATTTATTGATGAGGTTGTAATCGTCAAACCACTATGGGAAGTCGATACAAACGATCCAGAAGACGTAATGAAGGAGCGTCTTGTTCGCAGTCTTATCAATTCTATTACGGGTGGTTTTTCCTACAGCCGTGAGTGGTTGGAAGGGCAAGGGTTGGGCACAGATTTCTACGCTACCCCCTCTCGCACCTACGAGGTGTTGAAGGGATATGAAAATCAAAACTACGTTTTTGAAAAGGGTAACGAAGAAAGCGTCTACAATTACAAAATGACTAAAGACATTACAGCAATCACTATTCCTTACACAGGACGTAAGAGCATTGCTTCTAAGCAAGTAAAGGTAAAGGAAGGCAAGAGTGATTCCTATCGCACAAACTCCCATTGGGTTCGCCCATTCTTTCCCAAAGATTTTTATTACCATTTTTTGATTGCTCGTGGCTACCCCGTTATTCCAGCAGACATCAAAGACGTTGCTCTCATTCTTAAAGACAACATCGACCCTGACGCAATTGGCGGGGGTAGCCCAGAGATGAGTGGATACATCAGCGAATACTCTACAGATCAATTTAGACTTAAGTTTGCCGCAGGAGCATACGATGTAAACTCAACAGGCAATAAGTTTGTTGACTCAATTCTTAGCAAGTACGTTGACCGACACAAGGAAATTGATCGCCTAGGGGTGTTGTAATGTATAACTACCCACCTGACTTTTTATATCACATGAGTTGTGATGTCTTTTACGCAGAATACACATCCCCCAATTCGACAGAGCCAGAAACAGTAGCAATTACGCAAGATGAGTTTGGAATGTCTCAGCCAGTAACAACTGGCGGGGTAGGGCAGAATGAATTCGGTGAAGCAGAAAAGGTATGGCAAAGAGATAGAACAGAACTAGAATCATACTTTAATGTTATGGGCACAGTAAACCTACAAGATCTAAAAGCAGACACCCTGTTTGAATACAAGAAGCGTCTTAATGGTCGTTTCCGCTTCCCCTCAGATCCAAGGGTAGACTTTAATAAAAACACCCATCCCATCAGTAGCATTCTTATAACAAACATCATAGACAAAACAACAGGACAGCAACTACACTTAGACGAAAACAGTAAACCAATTATCTTTGACGTAATGAGTGTTGACCCATTCATTAATCCATTTGGTAGAATTGAATACTACAA